AATTCTTAAATTAAAGTATCTTGTCGTAAAGTCTTTTAAGAAACTCAAATCATTAATTACTGATTTGTATTTAGTAATATCATAAATATCGTTGTTAATAATAGCATTTAGTCCAGTATTAAAATTTTCTAAACTTTTTGTGTTTGAAAACATAAATGTATATGTATAGGTTCTGTTGTTCACCGAATTATTATAAAATTTGTCTAGTATTGCAAATATATAATCTATTAAGGTTATTCCATAATTTGTAGTAGTAAAATTGTTATAAGACAAATAGGATTTTTGTAAATTATTATAAATTTTCTTTATTATAGTTAATGTTTGATTATAAATAGTATTTAAGTAATCTACACTTGTTTTAAATAAATCAGTACTAACTAAGTTATTCGAAGTAATATAATTTAAAAAATATTTATTATTTGATATATATAATAATTTTTCATTTTGTTTTTGAATATTTAAAATTGTTTCATTATATTTTTTATAAAATTGGCTATTGTATGATATTTGTCCAGGAAATATAATATTATTTTGAAACCAATTAAGATTATCGCTCAGATTATATTGATTATCAAAAATTTTATAAGTTAATTTATTAGGGTCAGTTAATGTAGTATTAAAATTATAAATTTTATTTTCAAATAAATTAATTGATAAATCAATAATATAATTTGATATGATGATATATTCAGAATAAATAGTTGAATAATTAAATTTTAGTTTTTCATTGGTATTATTTAATAAAGTAATAATATCTTTTAGTAAATTTAAATAAATATTTTGTGAATATTTAGAGTTAACAAAAACGTCAAAAGTTATCAAATTATCTTTATTTTGTATAAATTTATTTATGTCACTATTTAAGAAAGTTATAACAAAAAAATAATATAGTAAATATATTGTTATAATTCTGTTAGTTTGAAATTTTTTTGGATAAAATTTAATATTAAAATCAAATAATAAATTATTGACAATATTGTATAAATTTATATCAGTATTATTTACTGAATTAAAAATATCTTGATATTCATCAAAAGTCTTTATTAAATCTGAAAAAATATATTCAGAAACCAAATAATTAATTGAATAAGAAAAATTATCAAATATATATTTTATTATTCCATTTAATGCATTTACATAATAATTGTATAAATTATCACCAAAACTCGCGTTTATATTAAATAATTGATTTTTGAAATAGACAAAACCATTATTAACTTGTTCATATGATAAAATATTTTGATAATTTTTTATATCAAATGTTTTGTTAGTATAAAATAAAGAAAACATATTAATATTAGTTAATTGACTTGGTATTGCATAAATCTCATTAATTGTGCTAGTTATTAATTTATCAATATTATCAAACATTGTACCTATTGAAAATGAAGTATAGTAACAATTATAATAATTAGGATTATTTATAAATTCTTGTGGATTATGGTAAAAATTTAATGAATTTCTTTTACTATCATTAATTATTTGACTAAGTATATTGGTTACATTTGAATAATTATTATCATCTTTTTGAAAAAAAGCATTTACAAAATCAATTATTTTATTCACATTAACAAAAAATTCATTATTATAATATATTCCCATAATAAAATAATAAATTACTAAATCATCAAAATTATATTTTTGATAATTAATAATATTTCCAATAAGATAAAATATATCCAATCCAGTTTGAATATTAATTCCTTGATTTTTTAATATAGTTTCTGTTAATACTTTTTTTTGGAGTAAATAGTTTTCTTTTTTTATATAAAACGGAGCATAAACGTAAAAATCTTTTAACAATGCACTATTTTTAAATAAATCTTTAATTTGTTCATTAAATAATATATTGATGTTATCATAGCAAATAAAATATTCATTTAAATTTATAAATTCTATTGGTTCTATATTAAAATTTGGTAAAGCATAATTAGAAATGTCTAATTTTATATAATTAAAGTTATTTATGTAAATTTGTAAATATTTTAATAAAAAATTTCTTAATTGTAATAAATCTTCAGGAATTTCATTAATTAATTTTTTATCAGTACTAATTGTTGTTAAAAAATTATATAAATAATAAATTCTATAATAAGGAGAATTGGGTAAAAATATAAATTTTAAATAATTCGTATTTATTGTCAAATCACTACCAATAAAGTAAAAATTATTATCTTTTGGGTAATTTATTGTATAACTAGAAAAAGAACCATTGAACAATGTAAAGTCACTTATTTTAAATAAATCGTATAAGATAATATTATCTATATCAGGATTAACAGAATTATAAACTATTTGACTATTTATACCATTAATAGACGAAATAAAATCAGTTATTTTATTATATTGAGAAATACTAAGAAAAATTTGAATTTTTTTATAATAATCTGAAATTATATTTTCCAAAAATAAATTATTAAAAAAATCAAATATTTCATTAAAGTTTTTTGGTGAATTATTTATATTTATATTGTATATATCAAAATTACTATTGTATAATTTTTTTATTGTATCCCTAATTTTTTCAAAGTAATTTGGTTTATTAGTATTATAAAATATATTATAATTATTTTGATAATTATAATCCATAATTGTATTTGTAGTATAAAAGAAGAATGAACTAGTTAAAGGAAAAATAATATTTCCTAAAGGATATTCATAAATAATTTGTTGAGTTAATCCATTATTTGAATATATACTAGAAGCTACTTTATTTGATATATTATAAATTGGTTTAGATGTATTTATTATAATTTCAGTTAAATAAATCACATAGTATAAGAAATTTTCTAAATTTTTATAAATTTGTTCTAAAATATTAAAAGCATCAATTGGTTCATTAATTTTAAATCCAGGAAAATAATTATATAAGATTGCATTAAAAATATTATTATTATTGTTATAATTTAATAAATTTGTATAGAAAAAATTAGTTGATAAAGAACCTGAAAAATTTAAATTTGTATAATTTGCTAAAATAATACTTTCAATTAATAAATTTTGCATATCAAAAGCACAATAACTATTTGAATTGATATTCCCAATTATATTTTTAAAAATATAATAATTAATAATTGAGCTTTCATATTGTGAAATTTTTTTATTAGCAAATTGTTCAACTAGAACATTATAATTATTAAAAGAAACATTTTGATAGACAATACTTCTTATGGATGATTTATTTAAAAATAAAACATTATTTTTTATAATAGTATCCAATATAACTTCATTAAAATTATCAACATTATTAAAATATTTATTAATGTAATTAATTCTGTTAATGTTGTCATTTATTATTAATAAAAATTCTTGAATAGTCTGATTACTAGATTTATTTATAATTAAATTCACAAACATTTTTATATAGGTAATGACACATAATGAATAAGGATTATTTATATTTGCTGTATTAAAAAAAATGGTTTCATTATTAATTAAAGAACCATTATAATCATTAGTGTCTAAATTTCCAAATATTATATTTTCTTTTAAATTAAAAATATCCATTTCTATAAAATAATTTGTTATGCTATCATTTAGTATTTTGGAAGGAAAAATAATATTATAATATAAATATTCATCAGGATAAATTTCAATATTTGTACTACCGCTTGAATATTTATTAAAAACACTTTGGTATTTTTTTCCAAACATATTATTAACAAAAGAAGAATATTCATTTTTTTTAATAATAATATCAGAATATCTGATTTTATTAGTATAATATCTAGCCTTAATATTTGAATATCCAAAAAATAAATTTTTTATATAATCAACAATTTTAATTAATTTTTCTATTCCCACATTATTACCTAAATTAAATTTTAAAGATAAATAAATATCATATTGATTGATTTTACAAATATTTTGATAAATTGAACTATCTAAAATTTGTAAACAAAAAAACAATAGATTTTTATAAATATTAAAATTGTCAAAAGTAAATTTGAATGCTATATTTAAGTTTTGTAAATCTAATCTAAAGTATCTCATTGTTTCATAATTTAAACCATTTATAAGTAAATACAATATATTATTTGGTTCAGATGTTGAATTTAATAAATCATTGTAATTTATTTCGTAAATAAATCCGTAATAATAGTATGGTAAATTAATATTATAAAGAACATTTGTATTATCTTTTTGAAAATAAATATTCTTGTCAATTTTTATTTTATAAATAAGTTTTATTTCTTCAATAATATAAGTACTCATAAGAGAAAAATATTGAATACCATTATTAGTTAAAATAAATTTTACATTTTTAATATTGTCAATTATACTTTTATCATAATCATTAATGTAAATATTATATGAATCAAAAAATAATGTAATATCAGATGTTAAAGTAGAAACCATATTGTCATAATTACCCAATATTTCAATATAATTTTCATCAAAATTAAATTTTAAAAATCCTTTTGATAATAAATCTCCTGATTTTGGAATTAAAAATGTATTGACTTCTGTTTTTTCATAAAAATTTCCAAAAACTTCTAAATTATTAATAAAAAAATTAGTATGTCTCCTAAAATAGGATTTAAAAAAAGATATATTGGGTGTATAATTCAAATATTCAGATTCTTTTCCTGTTGTAAGTAATTGTAAAAAACCGCCCGGCATTTATAATTATAAATACTATACATATTTATAATTATTTAATTTTAACTTATATTAAAAAAATCTTAATAGGTAAATGCAATACCAACAATTCCACCAATAAATCTCAATACATTATAATTTTCAACTTGAATATTTATTCTATAATTATTTAAATTGGTTAAAACCATATTACCATTAATAATTTCAGAGTCATTTACATTATCAAGATTTTGATCGCTATTGAATAATTTAAAATTTATAGATGTTTTAGGTATTCTACTTAAGTTACAAGAACCCATTGGTTGAGTTTCAGTAGGACTTAAAGAAAAAGAATAAACATTGATACCTAAACTTGGAGTATTTTTAAAATAATTATATGGTTGTAAAAAATTAAAATATGCAAATGGTTGTGCTACTAGAGAAACTCCGTTTAAATTAATTTGTGATAGTAAAAATGGAGAAATTTCCTTAACAATATAGTTTTGTGTTTCAATTAAACTAGTATTTACATCTTGAAAATATAAAGTATTATTTACTGGCGAATTATTAAAATTATATAATCCTTCTATAAAAGCACTAAGGTTAAATACTATACTTGAATTATATAATATTTTTAAATAATTAATATAGTTAATATTGTTATTATTATATTTTATCATATAATTTGTCACAGTATATTTATCAAACAAATTCTCTCCAAATAAATTATTAATATTTTTATATTGATTAGACGACCAATACATAGTTTTGCAACAATGGAAAAAGTCTAGTTCAAAATTACTATTAAAGGGTGTTATATTTGGAAAATTAATTTCTTGAACTTGCGTTATTAAATATTCATGACTTGATTGAGCAAATTTTTTCCTTTCAATATTATCTAAATAAGCATATTCTACTAAAAGTGTCATTTCCAAATCATTTTTAAATATATTAATAGATTTACTTAATATTAAATCGATTATTTGATTTTTTATATTTTCATTAGAAAAATTCGTTCTTGTAATTTGAATAAAAATTAACTCTATTAAAGTTCTTAATTTAAATTTTAATTGCATATTGTTGAATTGAAGAGCAATTAAAGGTATTGATAATCCATAATTATTTTGAAACCAAAATGGCAAAGGTAAATATAAAAATTCTTCTTTTTTTATAATTGTGGGATTATTAAATTCCTGATAATTTCCAATCATTCTATTGTATATTTCAACATTTTTATAATTTAATTGTCCATAAATATCAATATAGTTTGAACTCATTTTAGTAATTAAATTGCTACCAATATACATTTCAACTTGTTCTATAAGAAATATTGCTAATTTTTTTATCCATCCTAATGAAATAATACTTGGTATTGTAAATATATTTAATAATTTTTCATAAATAACATTATTTAACTCATCTAATATTTTCATATTTTCTTCAATCATAAATTTAAACATATTATATGGATAATCAATTTCTTTATAATTTTCATAAATATAAAGAAGATTATTATTGCTTATTTTATATAATGAGGCATTTGTAAATGTATTTGAGTATTTTACGTTATTGACAGCTATATCTATATCAGAAGTATTATATAAAAATATATTTACTACTTTAAAAAATTGAAGATATTCACTTTGTTCAATAAAAGTCAAAATATAGTTATTTAAATCTTGAATATATGTAATAGAACCTGTATTATAATTTGATAATGAAAAAAATTTAATCGTAATATTTTTAAGTTTATTTATAAAATTTATAAAAAAATCATAATATAAGTAAAATTTCTCATAATTATCTGTTTGAACATTAGAATTCAAGTCACTTTTAAATTTATTATTTAAATCTGTAAGATCATATGCTGGTGCTTTTATTTTTAGTGTAGCTTTTGTAAGTAAATCTCCAGATTTAGGGATTGTTATTGTACAATATTCCCCAAAATTAACTGGATTATCAAAAGCAATTTCGACTGTTCTAATACCAAAATTTGTATATCTTCTAAAAACAATTTTAAAAAAAGTTATTTGTGGATTACCTGTCAATGTTAAATCTTGTGAACCATAACTAGCAATTTGAATAAGACCTCCTGGCATAATATAATAATTATAATTAAATTATTTTTATCTTAAAATTAAATCAATATAAAATGTTATAAATTATCAGTAATAATTCAATGTCTCAAGATACAAATCAAATTTCAAATCAACAAATTAACAAAGTAAATTCATTAAATAACAAAAATTTTTGTTTAGGTATTGATTTTGGAACTACAAATTCTTGTATGAGTGTTTGGTATAAAAACAAAGCATTAATTATATCAGATTATGATAATTCAGCAGTAATACCTACTGTTATAGAAATTCTATCAAATAAAAAAATTATTGGTAAAGAAGCATATTTAAGAAAAAATATTTTTGATAAAACTAATGATGAAAACCACAATAAAACCACTTTTTTAATTTATGAAATAAAAAAACTATTGGGAAAAAAATATTCAGAATTACCTCAATCTTTATTAGATATATTGGCTTATAATTTAATTTCAGATGATTCTGATAACATACAGATTTACGATTCTAATAATGAAAAATATTATTATCCCGAAGAAATTGCAACACATTTATTTATGAGTTTTAAAACAAGAGCTGAAATGTTTTTATCAAATAAATTTAATGAAGATATTTCTATAGTAAATGCTATTATATCAGTTCCCGCATATTTTAACAAAAATCAAAGAGAAATAGTTAAGAATTGTGCAACTAATGCTGGATTTAATGTTTTAAGACTAATAAATGAACCAACTGCTGCTGCATTATGTTATGGTTTAGGAAAGAGTTTGAATAATTCAGAAAAAAACATAATTGTTTATGATTTTGGTGGAGGAACTTTAGATGTAAGTTGTATGTTTATTAGTGATGGTTTATATGAAGTATTGGGTTCTTGTGGTAATAATAATTTAGGCGGTTCTGATTTTGATAAAAAAATAATGGAATATGTAATTAATCATTTTATTAATGAACATAAATATGAAAAAGATTATTTTATAGAAAAAATTGATGAAAATAATCTTCAAAAATTAAAATATTTATCAGAACAAACTAAAATTGCATTGAGTGATAATTTACAAACTAAAATTATAATTAAAGATTTTTTTGAAAATAAAAATTTATCAGTTCCAATAAGTAGAGAAACTTTTAATCAAATTACAGAAGATTTAATAAGAATGGCAATTAAACCATTAAATGATGTATTATCAATATGTGAACTAGAAAAAGAAAAAATACATGAAATTATCATGGTAGGCGGTATGACTAGAATACCAATAATTAGATATAGTGTCGAAAGATTTTTTAATAAAGATGTAAATTGTTCAATTGACCCCGATACAGTAGTATCAATTGGAGCTGCAATACAAGGTTATATGTTAACTAATAGTTCAGAAATAGAAGATAAATTATTATTAGTTGATCGCACTCCTTTGTCAATAGGTTTAGAAACATCGGGAGGAGTTATGGATATATTAATTCCAAGGGGTACAATTATTCCTGTTAAAAAAATAAAAAAATATACTACTGATATTGATTATGCAGAATATATTCCGATTAAAATTTATGAGGGTGAAAGAAAAATGACAAAAAATAATTTTTTAATTGGTGATTTTATTTTGTCTGGTATTGAAAAAGAAAAGAGAGGAATTCCTGAAATTCAAATAACTTTTGAAATAGATAGCGATGGAATTATAAAAATAAAAGGTGAAGATTTAAAAAATCCATTGAATAAAAAAATAATTCAAGTATCTGGTAATAAACAAAATCTTTCTCAAGAAGAATTAGATAAAATAGTTGAAAATGCAAAAGCAATGGATCAAATTGATAGAATTGATAAAATGAAAAAGGAATCATATTTATCTCTTGTTGATAGTTCAAAGAGAATTTTAGAAAATGTAAATTCATTAGAAGTAAAAATTGATGAAAAAGTAAAGCAAGATATTTGTGAAAATGTTAAAGAAATTTTAGGTTGGTTAAATGAACAAAATTATTCAGATATATCACAAGATAAATATAAGGAATTATTACATGATTATAAAAATAATTATTCAATTTATTTAATACAAAATACTAATCCAATTATTAACTTGGAAAC